AAGAACGTTTATGATGGGCGATTTTTTCTGGGAAATAGTTATTGATATGGATGACCCAAAACAAGGCATCCTTAATCTTGTACCACTCCCACCTGATAGCATGTATAGAATTGAAACTACAAAAGGAAAATTAGTTGAATTCCAACAAAGTAATGAAGGTCCAGATTATCAAAGTTTGTCCCGAGTAGAAGTCGCCCAAGCGACTGATGCTGATCTGCAAACTGCCACTGCAATTAGATTCGCACCAGATCAAATTATTCATCTAAGAATAGGCGATGATCGCAAAACATTCTACCCTTATGGCGTGAGTTTAATTGAAGCCGCTCGTGGACCTGCTCATCAACTGCGACTTATGGAAGATTCAATGATCGTCTACAGATTGTGTCTCATTGGAGAGACTCGCGTACGAACGAGTAATGGCTGGAAATATATTAAAGATGTTCGCAGAGGGGATGCAGTTCATGTATTTAACAGAGAATTAATGTGCAGTCAAATGGCATTAATCAACAATCAATTTTTAACTGGTACTAAAAGGGTATATCGAGTTAAATCAAAACATGTCTCTCTAACTGGCACTGATACACATCCAGTTCTTGTAAAAAGAGTGAATGGATCTATAGAATATGTAGCAATATCTGATTTAGTCCCAAAACAAGATATGTTCATAAATGTTCATGAATTAAGTGAAGTTGAAACGCGATTCCCATGCATGAGTGATGAAATTTGGGCAAAATTATCGCCCACACAATTGTTTCAATTTAAAAACAACAATTATGAAAATCGCAGCATGTTAATGAGGGAATGTGAATTTTTGACTAAAATTCCAGCAAATCGCATTAAACAATTTCTCTACACATCTGGAAAAAGTTTGGAATATAATGCCGCTTACGTTATATGTGATAAATTTAAATTAGACTATAACGATCTTATTAAAGGCAAAAAGGGAGAAATACGTCCAGAACGTATAAAATTACCAGAATTTGTAGATGAAAATTTTGCTAAATTATTTGGGTTCATGATTGGAGATGGTTCAGTTGGCGATTACAAATTGTGTTTTGCGTCAAGTCCTGATCAATTTCTAAATTCACAATATGCTTCACTTCTTAAAAAATATTTTGGAAAAGTAACATTTTGTCCAGAGAAGAGAAGTAGAAAAACTCCAGGATTGGGGGCGTATAGTGTATCATCAAAATCGGCATGTGATATTTTTATCAAAATGGGTTATGTGCGAGGAGCTAAAAATAAAAGAATTCCACATTGGGTATTTACTTCCCCACTAAGCATTAGACAAGCATTTATTCAAGGGTTGGCGGATGCAGATGCATGTATTAAAAATTTGCCTACTGGTCTATGGACTGCTGAATTTGAAATGTGTAATAAATCTTTAATCGAAGACATTAAAGAATTGTGGAATTCAACTGGATTCTCATCAGGACACATCAGACATCGTAAACGAAAAGGGGGACATGAAATTGAACCTGGTCGTAAAATGAAAGCTACAGAAGCATGGTCTGTTTATATCTCGAAAAAACCTTTAAATGCATATGAAGCCATTCAATCTATTGAATGTGTAGGTGAAGAAGATGTTTATGATATTGAGGTTGATCATCCTGAACATAATTTTATAGCAAATGGAGTGCCAGTACATAATAGTAGAGCGCCTGAAAGGCGAGTGTTTTACATTGATACATTCAGTTTGCCTCCATACAAAGCAGAAGCGTTTATGGAAAGAATGAAAGATCAATTTAAGAAAAAGAAAGTTGGTTCAGGGAAATCTGGTCTCATGGGAGCTTCTGCTGTCGAAGAAAGATGGCACGCACCAGCAGCCGATGAAGACTTCTGGATTCCAGTTCGTCCTAATTCAAATACAAGAGTGGAAACGTTGCCTGGTGCTTGTCTTGCTTTAGATACAAAAATTCCATTATTAGACGGAAGAACATTAACTCTTTCTGAAATTATTGAAGAATTTAATACTGGGAAACAATTATGGGCATATAGTTGCAATAATTCAAATGGAAGTATTGTACCTGGGAAAATTACATGGGCTGGAATCACTAGGAAAAATACTAAAGTTATGAAAATTACTTTCGATAATGACGAAAGTGTTATTTGTACTTTGGATCATAAATTTCCAATATTGGAAAAAGGATTTATCGAAGCTCAACATCTGAAAATTAATGATAGTTTAATTCCATTCAACACAAAATTATCAAAAATTAGATCAAATCATAAATCGGAATATGTACAAGTTTATGACCCTTCTGACAAAACATGGAAGTTTGCACATAGAATGGTGATTAAATTTTTCAAAAATACTGAATTATATCAAGAAAATATTTTTTCTGATGTATTTGCAGATGAAAATAAGGAAACTATACACCATTTAGACTTAAATAGGTTCAATAATAATCCAGAGAATCTAACTTGGATGAACAATAAAGACCATTATAAATTGCATGAATGGTTGTCTTCAGAATATGCCCATATTGGTGGAAAAGCTAGAGCTGCACAAATAGCTGATTGGAAAGAAAAGAATGATCCTCAATATCATGCATTCGTCGAAAAAAATAAAAATCAATTAGCTTCTTGGAGAAAATCTTTAAGTAAGGCGGAAAGAAAGGCAATTAATGGAAAAATATCCACAAGTCTTAAAAAGTTCTGGGAAGAATTGTCTCCAGAAGAAAGAATTGATTGGAATAAAAGTCTACATGAACGTGGAATGCTAGGAAATGAATCACTTAAGTCATTGTTGAAAGATCCATGTTTCAATAGTTGGTTCGGGGATAGAATCAGAAGTGGTTTTGACAATTTCCGAAAAACTGAACGATATAAAGTGAGATCGCAAAAAATATCTAAAAATAATAAAGAACGTTGGTCAAATGATGTTTATAAAAATAATATTGTTGTAAAACAAACCATAATTTACCCAAAACAAATCATGGATTTAACTTATGATTATACAAAGCAAGATTTAAAGAAATCGGAAATTATTTGCTTAATTGCAAATAATAAAGAATTGATGAATGTTTGGAAATCTAATAATGAGCATATCAAAAGAAAGATATCTTTCAATTTTACAATTGATCATTTTAATAAAATGATACAGGCTGCTGGCTATAAAAATTGGAAACAATTCAAACAAGAGCTTTGTCAATACAATCATAGAATTGTTTAAATTGAATATTTGGACAATAATCAAGATGTTGGAATGCTTACAATTGATGGCAATGAAGAGTATCATGGATTCCATACATTCGCTTTAAATTGTGGAGTTTTTACTAAAAACAGTAATTTAGGCGAAGTAGACGATACCATCTACTTCCGCAATAAACTTTTCACTGCTTTAAACTTTCCTAAAAATTATTTTAACAATGAAGATGTTCAAAGTACTAGAATTACTTTGTCGGCACAAGATGTTAAATTTGCTAGGATGATCGAACGTCTTCAAGCACATGTACAAGACGCCTTTTGGGAAATTTGTGATCGACATCTAAAATTAAGAGGATTCCCAGAAGAACTATATGATGATTTAGAAATTAAAATGACTCCTCCTTCTGATTGGAGAGAGTTGACTAGAGCAGAAGTTGTTTCGGGAAGAATACAAAATGCAGGTGCATTAAAAGGTTCTCAATTGATGTCAGATTATGACATTCTTACGAAATGGATGAAATATGGTGAGGAAGATGCTCTGAAAATGTTGGCACGTCTTAAAATTCAAAAACTGGAAGAACTCAAATTCCAAATTCTTGCTCAAAATCCAACTTTAATTGGCGTGGGATTGCCAGGATCTGACGAAACTGAAATTGGCTCTCAACCAGGTGGACCAAATCCAATGCTGGGTGGTGAAGATGAAGAAGATCCAGGTGCAGACCCAATGGGTGGAGTTCCAAACGGACCATCAAAACCATCTGGCGGAAATCAACCACAAATATTAGGTGGAGGAAAGGCTGGATCAGGTATGGTCTTAGCAGATCCTTCTGAAGAAGATATATTAAGATTCAATTTAGACATTCATGATTTTGCTAGTGAAATGGATGATGAAGAAATTGAAGAATTTTAAAATGTTTCATCAAATTCATTTTTATGAGCATAATACCAAAATCCAGCTTGGGCAACCACCATTATGACAGTAAATGTAATATAACTCCATAATGGTGGTTCAATAGTTAAATAATCGAATTTTGACCATTCTTTGATCTCATAATTATTTACAACTTCTTGTTGGATGCGTGGAAGAATAGAATCATTGATAGGATAATTCAGAAATAAAGTTTCAAGATTTCTTTTAACTACTTCTTGTTCT